TGTTTCGTCCTTAGGGAATATCTTGTAGAGCCAAGCGGGTCTAATACCAGTTTTGTAAAATTGTTTAAGTTCTTCTACTTCTTTAGCGATTCGCAGAAGATAAAACGCTTTTGCTTCTTCATCTTCGTCATGGACAGCTTTATAATACAAACGCTTCAAGTTGTCAAAATGACTAAGAGTCATGGGATAACCGGCACTAGTTGAAGGAGAAATGCCTCTCACACTCATAAAAGAATGAAGAGCTTCCTCCAAGGGAATGACAGTACGTGCCTCCTTCGGGAGGTTCATGAACTGCATCAAAAGACTCTCATAGCTAGCCACCGCCTTGGCAACCAAGCCTGGTGGGTAACAAACAGGGTCCTTTTTGAACTTGTTTAGGGACTTCTTCACCGGGTCTACAGTAACACCATTAATGGTAACTGGAGCCAACCTGGCTGGAAATTCCTGAACTTTTGTGAATGGTTCCGGCAATTTTCCAAACAACTTAGATCTTTCATACGAAGAGTTTAGATTTTCACCTGGACAAAACTTCCCTTCAAGCTTACCCAAGGGCAACATTAAACCTTGAGCTTCAAAAGGAGCTGGAATTAAATGGGGTATTTTCTCCTCATCCACAAAAATGGTTGAGTTCGGATAAAGCGCATCCAAGAGTTTTTGCATATTCTCCTGAGTAAGCACATTGGACAATCCGTACTCTTTTGAACCTGCTACATGCATACCGATAATGACTCTGTTTTCAAACAATGAGCCATCAACAGTAAGAAGAGAGCCACACTCACCTGCATTAAAACTTCCATCATATTTGATGGCAGCCTCAAGTTGATAGCAGGGATCTTCAACGTCTCCTTCCCAATTGGCAGTAATGATATCACCAGAAGAGAAATAACTATTTACATTGGTGATTCTCAAAGTGTTTGTCAACTTGTCAGGAGCAAGATAGGTTCCAACTACAGATGATTGAAATGTATTTACACGGTTCAATTTCAAAACATCTGCATCTTTCAACATGAAGTTCAACATACCTTTTGAAGTTGCGTGTGAACCAGGAACTTTGATTAAACAAACATCATTATTAGCTGAATCAACGGAACACTTGAAACTAGTCAAGAGATCTTCCAACGTGCACATAAACTGTGTCGACTTTGTAACAGTAGTAAATGTGACATTGGCACCTGAATAATTTTCATGTGCATGTATGTCATGCAACTGGTAAATGAAATGAAGAGGAATAGCAAAGATGCGTCCTCTAACATTCATAGCATGCCCTAAACGAGTAACACGCGGTTTTCCATTAACTTCAGTGAGTATATGTACAATAAAATGATACTTGTTCAATACAGAAGCTATAACATCATTGTTGTTGGTTTTTGAGCCTAAAAGATCAGCAGAAATTGGAGGAAAATGGATTGTATCGGAGGCAAGTCCAGATGATGGAGCCTGTGGCCTGAGTCTAACCTTATTCATGTACTTATTCAAAGATTTTGACACAGGTTTACCAACTTTGTTCCTATCTTTACTTACATCAAATGATTGAGGAACAACAAGGTCATCACTGGAAAAGAAAGACTTTATGAACCTTATAAGATGAGGAAGTCCACACACTACCATAGGCAAGAATACCATCAGATACAACTTGTTCTTGCGAATGAAATTGAGCGCTGGCATCAGATTCTCTTTCAATTTCGTGAGGCCATTAGCAGGATTTTCTACCGTAGGGATAGGTTGATTTGTGAGGGGATTCAGACCTTGAGAAACTTTGGTCTGATATGATTGCATGAGCTTGGTAAAGAATTCGGGGGAACCAAATACCTGTCCAAATTCATGGCGCTCATCTTGAGTGAGATAACTCAAATGAGTCGCGATACCCATCACGCCCTTAGCCATAAAACTGAAATCAGTATTCAAGAGGATATGATTATAATAATCTGAAACAAAATCCATCTTTGAACTGTTTTCAAGAGAATTGAAGCTTGATAAAAAGTCAAAATCGTCAATTTGTATCTCTTCACTCGAAACATCAGATGAGAGCCATCCACCGGGAACTCCACTTTGAGGTCTAAATGTACTGTAAGCAAGATTAGAAAAAACATTTCTGTCAGGGAAGCGCGCTGACATACGATCCATAAGATCATTGGCAGCTCGCTTCTCTACAACTCTATTTACATAGAAATGTTTGACATGTTCACGGTGGCATAAAATCGAGGCTTCAATAACATCTTCAATGCTCACAACTTCAAACTCGCCAATATCATCACTGACAGTCTTGGCCATTCGTATGATCCAAAAATCATTAGGAACAGATGTACCAGTAAGACCTGCAGCAATAGGATCCTCCTCAGCATCAATAGAAACACGAGGGAGAGAGTCGTTAGACGTCTTTCCTCTAGCATTCTTGTACTTAGGATTCACTGACAGTTTAAGGTGTATGTGAAATCTTCTACGAACAGCTTCAGTGGAGTGGACAGACATAAGTTGGCCAAAGTTCTCCAAATTGGTGGTCGCCATAACAAATTGCGAACGAAAAAACTTAGAATTTTTATCCTTAATGTCCGCCATAGGCAATGGATACTCCATACTATTAATCATTTTGATGATGCGGACGGCTTCAGACTCAGGATCACCAACAGTGTCTCTAATTTGAAACAAGTCATCTAAGACTGTGACCCACGCCTTGTAATTGTAGCGCTCAAAGAACTTGTCGTTAGGAGCAGCATAAATAAAATCCTTTGGATTCTTTTGGAAATCTGCAACCCAAGGGGCTGGCAATGTATAAGGTATTACAATAGAAGAAATTCTCCCAGCAAAAACACTCTTTTTGCAGCCTGGATCACCTGAGATAAGCATTCCAACAGGTTCAATACGCATACCATTGAGTGTCTGTGCATTTGCCTTAACGGCTTCACCAGCATCACGCAATTTCTTCAAGGTTTCAAAAACAATGCGGAAGTCATACGAATTCTTGTCAAGTTCTC